GGCAGTTAACATGTTAACTGGCTGTCCGGGCATTTTTGCGGTTTTTATCTTTATTATTCAGTTTGTTGTGCGGAAAAAATGTTAACTGGCTTTTTCAGCAAATGTTAACCAGGCAGCAGTTAACATTTGCGGCATGAGACGCCGGGAAAAATGGGCTGAACCATACCCGGCTGAGTGCGTTCTGGACCCGGGAGGAGGCTGTGCTGACAACGCAAAAACGAAAATTTGCGCTGGCGCTCATGTCCGGGAAAAACAAAACAGCGTCAGCCATTGCCGCTGGTTATTCGGCGAAGACCGCCAGGGTTAAAGGCTCGCAGCTGGCAAAAGATCCGGAGGTGCTTGCGTTTATAGCCCGTAAACAATGCGAGACGGTGGAGGTGGATGAGGTTCCTGTTTACCGGCAGAAAAAATCAGAGCAGGAGGATAAACCCCGTCGCCGTGAGGCGGCTGCAATACCACAGCCGGACGAAAACAATCCGGAGATGCCACCGTCCGCGGTGATGTCTCCTGGTATTGAATATATGGAGGATGGTCTTCCCGATCCGGTGAAAGCGATGGGGCGTCTTCTGGTGGAGAACATTAATACCGACCCCAGGCTGGCGCTGGATGCGGCTTATAAGCTGGCGCAGTTCACGCACCATAAAAAAGGGGATGCCGGTAAAAAATCGGCAAAAGGTGACGCCGCGAAAAAAGCGGCTAACCGTTTTGCGGTGCCACCACCACCCCGCCTGGTGGTGAATAATGATAATGAGGGCAACGGATGATACCTGTGTGGAGCACGGCCTGCCCGGACTGGGCAGAGCGCCTGAAAAAGGGGCTGTCGATTATTCCGGCTCCGATTTATCCGGACCAGGCTGCACATGCACTGGCGATTTTTAAACAACTGCGGATTGTGGATGCACCGGGTAGCCCGACGTTCGGGGAGTCCTGCGCACCGTGGGTGTTTGACCTGGTGGCGGCCCTGTTTGGCTCCTACGATGCGCAGACCGGTGTTCGCCATATCAAGGAAGTGTTTATCCTTATCCCCAAGAAAAACAGTAAGTCCACGCTGGCTGCGGGGATCATGATGACGGCGCTGTTACTGAACTGGCGGCAGGCGGCGGGCTACACCATTCTGGCCCCGACCGTGGAGGTGGCGGCTAACGCCTTCAACCCTGCCAGGGATATGGTACGACGGGACGATGATCTGGATGACCTCTGTCAGGTGCAGACACATATCCGGACCATCACCCATCGGGTGACGGACACCACCCTGAAGGTGGTGGCAGCCGATCCGAATACGGTGTCCGGTATCAAGTCCGTGGGGACACTGATTGATGAACTGTGGCTGTTTGGCAAGCAGTACAAAGCGGAAGACATGCTACGTGAAGCCATCGGCGGGCTTGCCTCCCGTCCGGAAGGATTTGTGGTGTACACAACCACCCAGTCGAATGAACCGCCTGCCGGGGTGTTCAGACAGAAACTGCAGTACGCCCGGGATGTCCGTGACGGCAAAATTCATGATCCGCACTTTCTGCCGGTGATATTTGAACACCCTCCTGAAATGGTGGAAAGCGGGGCTCACCTGCTGATGGAAAACCTCGCCATGGTCAATCCGAATCTCGGTTATTCGGTGGATGAGGCTTTTCTGTACCGGGAGTACCGTAAAGCCCGGGAGGCTGGTGAGGAAGCATTTCGTGGCTTCATGTCAAAACATGCCAATGTGGAAATTGGTCTTGCCCTGCGTTCTGACCGCTGGGCGGGTGCGGATTTCTGGGAGCAGCAGGGCAGGCGCGTCAGCCTGGACGATATCCTGCAGCGCGCTGATGTGGTGACGGTGGGGATTGACGGCGGGGGCCTGGATGATCTGCTGGGAATGTACGTGATTGGCCGTGACAGGGAAACCCGCGAATGGCTGGGCTGGGGCCATGCCTGGGCGCATGAAACCGCGGTGGTCAGACGGAAGAGTGAGGCATCCCGTTTTCAGGATTTTGTGGCCTGTGGAGACATGACGATTGTCCGTCGGGTCGGGGATGACACGGCGGAAGTGGCGGAGTATGTGCGTCGTATTCATGAGGCTGAGTTACTGGAGCATATCGGTATTGACCCGTCAGGTGTGGGGCAGATTCTGGATTCACTGGCGGAAGCCGGGATCCCCGACGGAATTGTTGTGGGGATAAGCCAGGGCTGGAAGCTGGGCGGGGCCATAAAAACCACCGAGCGCAAACTGGCTGAGGGAGTACTGGTGCATGGTGGTCAGCCACTGATGGCCTGGTGCGTTGGCAATGCCCGGGTGGAGCCTAAAGGTAACGCCATTCTTATCACCAAACAGGCCAGCGGACGGGGAAAAATTGACCCGCTGATGGCGCTCTTCAATGCGGTGTCCCTGATGTCCCTGAATCCGGAACCGAAAAAGAAAGCGTATGAGGTTTTTTTCATATAACCCTGCTCACCCTGTAACCATCATGAACCGCTGCGGCGGTTTTTTTATTTTCAGGAGGCTGATGTGACTCTTAAACGGGCCTGTTCCCTGCTGACGGTGAAATCCTTCAGCGAGGATGAACGGGTGATCACCGGGATTGCGTCAACGCCTTCTCCGGATCGGGATGGTGACATCCTGGAGCCGGAGGGGGCGGAGTTTGGCAGTACGATCCCGTTTCTCTGGCAGCATGACCATTCCCGCCCTGTAGGCCAGTGTACGGTGCGTCGGGTCAGGGAAGGGCTGGAAATCACGGCAATGCTGGTGAAGCCCGTACCGGATATGCCGTCGCAACTGGCTGCCCGGCTGGATGAGGTCTGGGCGGCCATTAAGACCGGGCTGGTCAGGGGGCTGTCCGTGGGCTTCCGTCCCCATGAATACACTTATCTGGACGGAGGCGGACTGCATTTTCTGCGCTGGGAACTGATGGAGGTGTCTGCCGTCACCGTGCCCGCGAATGCGGAATGCACCATCCGGACCATTAAATCTTACGACCACCCGTTTTCTGCCGCGTCCGGCAACCGGAAACCGGTGGTGAAAATCGCATCTTCTGCCGGCGCTGCGGCACAGTCAACAACCGTTTTTCATAAGGAAAAGACCATAATGAATATTGGCGAACAGATTAAAAGTTTTGAAAACAAGCGTGCAGCGCTGGCAGCCTCCCTTGAGGAGGTCATGACCAAAGCCGCAGAGGAAGGGCGCACGCTGGATGTGGAGGAGGAAGAGCACTACGACAACACCGCAGCGGAAATCCGTCAGGTGGATGCGCACCTGAAGCGCCTGCGTGAACTGGAAGCCGGTAAGGCCGCCACGGCGCAGCCGGTGAAACAGGCCGGTAACGGGAATGTGGCCGCGGTGGCTTCTGCGCCGGTGATCCGTGTGGAGCAGAAACTGGATAAGGGGATTGGCTTCGCCCGCTTTGCCAAATCGCTGGCTGCGGCTAAAGGCGTCCGATCTGAAGCCCTGGAAGTGGCCCGTCGTCAGTATCCGGATGACAGTCGTCTGCATCATGTCCTGAAATCGGCAGTGGGCGCGGGGACCACCACGGATCCGCAGTGGGCAGGCAGCCTGTCTGAATATCAGGAATACGCACAGGACTTTATTGATTACCTGCGTCCGCAGACCATTATCGGGCGATTTGGTCAGGGCGGGATCCCTGCACTTCGTCAGGTGCCGTTCAATATCCGTGTGCACGCCCAGGTGTCCGGCGGTGCTGCCGGCTGGGTGGGTGAGGGTAAGGCCAGACCCCTGACGAAGTTTGATTTTGAATCCATCACCTTCAGTCATGCGAAAGTGTCGGCCATTGCGGTACTGACGGAAGAATTGATCCGTTTTTCCAGTCCGGCTGCTGATGCACTGGTCCGTAATGCGCTGGCGGAAGCGGTGGTGGCGCGTCTGGATACAGACTTTGTGGACCCGAAAAAAGCCGCAGTGGCAGATGTCTCCCCGGCGTCCATCACCCATGATGTGAAGGGCACGGCATCAACCGGTAACCCGGATGCGGATGCAGAGGCGGCGTTTGGCCAGTTTGTGGCAGCAAACCTGCAGCCCACCGGTGCGGTCTGGCTGATGTCCAGCACCAATGCCCTGGCACTGTCCATGCGTAAAAATGCGCTGGGTCAGAAGGAATACCCGGACATGACCCTGCTGGGTGGCTCCTTCCAGGGGCTGCCGGTGATTGTCTCCCAGTACGTGGGTGACCAGCTGGTGCTGGTGAATGCCCCGGATATTTATCTGGCGGATGACGGCGGCGTGGCAGTGGATATGTCCCGCGAGGCATCACTGGAAATGCAGTCTGAGCCGGGCGGCGACAGTACCACGCCGTCCCCGGTGGAGCTGGTTTCCATGTTCCAGACAGGCAGCGTGGCCATCCGTGCGGAGCGCTGGATCAACTGGCGTCGTCGCCGTACCGCGGCGGTGGCGGTGATCACCGGAGTGAACTACGGCAGTGCGTCCGGCGGCTGAGTCTGATGAGGAGGACGGGAGGCGTGCGCCTCCCGTAACAGGTTATGGCAAAGATCCGATATCTGCAGGGCACGCATGATGCCCGGGCCGGGGATATCCGTGATGTGGCACAGCCGTGTGCGGAGGTGCTGGTTCGCCTGGGAAAGGCGGAGTACATCACAGTGCGACGTCCGGCAGGTCAGAAAAAGAAACGTGATGCGGAGCATGGCGAATGTGGAACCTTTTGCGGCGAACCCGAAAAAACCAGAAATCAGGACGTGATGTAAAAGAGGTGGGCTGGACCAGCCTGTTTCAGGCGGTGGCTGAGCCTTTTGCCGGCGCCTGGCAGCAGGGCGTGAAAGCCGATCCGGAAAGTGTCCTCTCCTTTCATGCGGTGTTTTCTTGCATTTCGCTGATATCCCAGGATATCGCCAAAATGCGACTGCGCCTGATGCAGACGGATACACAGGGGATCCGCCGTGAAAAACGGCAGGGGGATATTGCCCGTCTCTGTCGTCGTCCCAATGCACAGCAGAATCGTATCCAGTTTTTTGAACTGTGGCTGAACGCCAAACTGCGTCACGGCA